TTAATAACACATTCAATGATTGCCAAGTACAAATGGTATGTTGGTGTCCATAATCCTTTCGGTCACCATAAAACACGCCAACATCTAATCCTATATTTTGATAGTCTTCTTCTGTTTGCGTTACTAAACTCTTATTAGGTACTATAACAATCGTCCTACCATACTGCTCACATAACTTACTTAACGTAGCGGTAATAATTGTTTTACCTGCGGCTGTTGCAATCTCTTGTAAACTTTGCAAGTGATTTAAAAAATTATTAATAGCCTCTACCTGATAATCACGCAGTACAATAGGTTGCCCTTCGTGCGTATGTTTTTTTGGCCATTTAATATCACTTAAATAATTTTCGTCTATTTCATCAAACTTTAGGTTCCAAGTCTGCCTATGATCCTCAATATCAATATCATAGCCTGCATTTTGGATTATTGGTAGCAATGTATCCAACAAATTTAAATAAGTTCTGCCACCTACATCGCAAAATCTAATCATACCATCCCATCGTCCTAACTTATACGCAGGCATATGGTAGGCATATGGTAACATAAATTTAAGAGCGGCAGACATTTTACGACGAGTCATTGGATCTATTTGATCCAACTTAATATTAACCTCATCGCGAATGATTAATTTTGCTGTAGCCATAATACTATTTTATACTAATACGGAAAAAAAGTCAATGTAAAAACCGGGGGTTACCCCCCGGCCACTATCCGCTCAGACAGTGTAAATCTTATACAAGTGGTTGTCTCTGCATACAAGTCGTTTCAACCAGTCGTTTCCATTTCTCGTTTTTAGGTGCCATGTTATACAAGTCAGCAACCTTGAGAACCATTCGAAGAGATACTTCGCGTAGTTTATCCTTGTTCTCATCAATGTAATTGACGATCATCTGATCGTCTCCATCTTTAAGGTTGTGCTCATCAAGCATACCGTCTCCAACAATCTGCTTAATACGCATCATCTTATCGCGCATTGTATCCAGTGTCAGATCCAAATAGTGACAACGGGAGATAATGGCTTCCAAGTGATCCTTGATCTTGCCAATTCGATTTCCCTTCGTCAGTGCGTCAAACTTCAAGTTTGAAATAAAGATAATCGAACCGTTAAATTCAAAGTGATCCGGAATTCCTTCCTGCCGCAGTTTTGAGGAATCTGCGTTCCAAAAAATCCTGCGATGCTTACCTGAATCAAGAGCACCCTTAAGGATATTCAATGCTAATTCATCCCAGAGGATTGTATCACAATCATCCAGTACTAGCACTCGTCCCTTGTCGCTCCAATTATAAAGTAAGCAATACAAACCCAAGGCAGTCATTGCACCTTTGACCACCATATGCTTAGGAGACTTACCTGCGAGTTTATTAAAAGCATGGCTTCGGTCAAGGGTATTTTCCACACCAAACGATTTGCCAACACCCGGAGGGCCTGATACTATCATACCACGTACCGTTCCTTCCATGGTGGCTTCTGTCATTTCCTCGAGAATATCAAACCGCTCACGAATTCGTGTAATCGCTTCTTCATCTGTTTCAACTGGCTTGGCACGTTTCTTTGGATCTGCTGGGCCAATTGGCGTATCACCAGATACAAATTCGTATGCTGCCTTATCGGCAATCTTAATCTGTGCCTTACCGTTACTTGATTTGTTCCACGGATGCCCAGAGAACTCTGAGCAATCTACGGTAATTGTGTTTCCCCGTTTACCCACCGTAAAATCCTTGAGCAACGGAAAAACCATATTGTCAACAGGCTCATTACGATATGAGCCAGTAACCTTTACTAACACCTGAGCGGACATATTATAGTTTCCTATATTGAAGTTAAAAAATTGCTACCCATAAAACGATAGCACCGATTATGGCACAAATTGCCAAAATAGCAGTAACCAAAAAGTTCGCTAATCCTGGCAGACATTTAACTACCAAAACAAGCAAGATTAGAAATAGTAGAACTTCTATCATTATGTATACATTATACTACAGACCGTAGATATGTCAATCTTAAAAAAGTGTGGGTTTTTTACAACAAAAAACCACTTGTTTTAATAGGGTTTTAAATAAGAATTATTCTCATTATGAAATACCCTAATTTTTACCTGGTTTTTAAGTAAGCATCCAGTAGATTTGTGATATTTGCGGCTCCTACTGGATTTGCACTATGTACATTAAATTCAAATTCAGCAGGTATAATATTATAAGTAAGATCTTGCTCTACAAGCCATTTAGCAAAATCATATCCAGTTTTAGCATTTTCATCACCTAAATCATGATCAAAACTAATGTAAACAGGACACCCATGTTGCTTAACTGTATTCACTGCTTCGTCGTAAGTACGAGCCATTAGCCAACCTGGTGTATTCTTAAGACCAGATCCAACATGTGCCGGAACTCTTATATCATCGAGATACAATTTATATCGCACAACTAACTCCTATTAAATTACTTTAATATAGAATTTGTTAGTTTAGACATATGCTCATGCAAGTTATTTTGTTGGCCTAATTGCCTTTCAAAAGCTGCGTTCAAAAATTTTGACGAAAGTGCTATGTCTTTAACAAAATCCTCATCAACAATATTTATATTATTTCGCATAGCAACATTACCTATTGCATCAACACATTCTTGAACTAACTTTTCTGATTTATTATTATCCATATAATTATAATAACAAAAAATCTGTAATTGTCAATAATAAAAAGAAAGGACGCCGCGGCGTCCTTTCATCAAATAACTGAATATTTTCCTCTCGATTTAATTTTATAATCTCAATACAATATTAGCAAGTATTTCTTTTTTATTCTACTAATCTATTTACAATACTCAGTTACATATATTTATAAATTTATAATATATTTTCATTAGTAAGTATATCTAAATCGGCACTTGTTAAAGTAACAACTGAACTAACATTTAACTCAAGAATATTTTCACTTATTACTACTCTTTCTCTTCGAAAGTCTGACAACTTTGACTTATATTCTTCATAACCATTACGAACCAATTTTTCATATCTACTAATAAGTATATTAAGTTGTACCCTTTTTGTCAACAGAGTACTAACACCAGTTTCAACATTTGCTTTACCTACTTTATCTCGCAAACTAAACAACACAGATTCTAATTCTTCTACCCGACTTAACCGATCCGGTAATTCACCAGATGGTACATTATCTAAATTTATGTCACTAATAGCTTGACGAATTTGCTCCTGTAAAGTAGCAGCTTTACGCAAATTAATACTCATTACAATTCTCCTTTACAATATATTAATGTAATTATTATACACGATAGATAACCTACTTGTCAAGAAAAATTATCTATTTCTATTACTTATTCGGATTACCATAAAACATATTGATTTCGGAATCTTCGAGGCCTGCCACTCGTAACTTAACAATATTATTAATCTGAAATTGTTTTGCCTCAAGTGCTTTTAACACTCCAAGAAACTGATTTCGTAATAAACCAAATTCGTTAATAAGTTCTGTTTGGTCAACAACTACTTGTTCACCGTCAACATAGGCTGATGCATCGCGCGAACTTAATTGCCTATTGTATTTTTCTAAATACATTCTAAAAGTCTGTGCTCGTAACTTTCTTAAATGTATATTCAAGTGCTCGAGAATTGCTTCAATTTCTTGTAATTCAGAAAAACGTAATTGTACAATTGCTGGAATAGCACTTGCAGCTTTTTCAATGCTTCCGGTAAATTTAATTTCATTACGTGCAATGGCTAACTGCCCTTCAAAATAATCTATACATTCTGGAAGGGCAGCTATATTTTCAACTACTTGCTGATACCAACTGGCCATTAATAATCTTCATCCTCTTCGTCGTCAACGTCATCAACGTCATCCAAATAATCGTTCAATGCCTTAGCAAGATATGAATCTAAAGTATCACTTTCTCGTAATTCTTCAATATCACCATTTGTATCATAGAAATCTATAATACTATATGCGACATCTGCTCTTTCTTTTTGGGGAATATATGGTTTTAACAAATTCCATATTTCTATTACTACATCAGGATTAATATCCATTAACTATCTCCATACTCATAACAACAACAACGGATATTTACCTAATCTTCCTCAATTTCTTCTAATACAGATTCATCGTCAACTGTTTCAAGCACCACGCCATTGCCTTGCTCTTTCAAAATAATAGGCAATGTGTCTGCATTCCATCCTTTCCTAAAATACATATGCTCCTCGCCATCTTTATCGATATATTTTAATCTATTACCTTGCTTAACAAGTACACCAGATTTTTCAAACATATCAACTAATCCGCTATAAGGACTCATACCTGTTTCATACGGAATCTCAACTTGTACTGATTCAAAAGGTTTTGAAAAACGACTTTTCATTACTTTACAAGCTGCCCTAATGCCTAACACATCAGAAACCTTATTACCATCTGCATCAACTTTAAGTTTTAATTTACGCATAGCAACAACAATAGAACTTGCATATACAAATCCTTGGCCGCCAGATATTTTATCATCTGGGTCAAACATATCCTGTGAAGCATATGTGTGATTTGTAACTATAAATCCAATTGGGTATGGAGCAATATTATTAACTGTATTACGAATCAGTGCTGTAAGTGCTTTAGGTTTGCGTCCTAAATCACCTTTAAGGTCTCCCTTTTCAAACTGAGCAACATCAGTAGGCGATAACAGCATACCTAAACTATCAATGATAATTACTACCTTTGGGCAATCTTCATATTCGTTGCCTTCATTTTCGTCCCGATAACCTTTAAGAAATTCTGATAATGTTTTAGCAACACTATCAATCATAGATACATTAATTTTTAAAAGTTTTTCTTCACTTGTATCTACACCGAGTGCTCCTAACCATTCTGTATCTAACGCATTTTCACTATCCATCATAACAACAAAACAACCAGCCTCTTGTGCCGCACGAGCCAAATTACCACTCACAACTAAACTTTTACCTGAACCTGATTCTCCAACCAATCC